TGAAGTCCTTTCAATTTGATTGTTGAAGTCGCAATCACATTGTGTTCAAGGTCTATTTCTGCAATTGCACCGAAGTCATTTGCATCAGCCTGGTCACGGCTCAATTCTCCATTAACGGTCATTGTGTTGAATAAGGCTTGAACAACTCTTCCTTCCATTGACTTCGCATATACATTGGAAATCGTTCCATCTACATTAGTGTCGAAGTCATCTAATAAGAAGTCAAGGATAGCACCGTATGCAACTCTGAAAGCCTTATCAATTACACGTCTTCTTGCCAAGAATCGGTAATCGTCAGAAACTAACGTTGCTAAATTATCATCCGAAATGAAGTAACCAGATCTACCTACATGGCTTCTGAAGGTGATGTAACCTTTATCGTGGATCGCTCCAAGATTAACCGTGTTGATTTCATCATCTAACATGTACATCTTTAATGGTCGCAATGCTCCATCTCTCACTTTACCCATGTTCACATGAACTTGAATAGATGCTACACGGCCAGCAACTACACCAATTGCAGCGCCTTGACTTTCGAATGTGCCTGTTCTTTCCTCGGTGTCACCAATTACAAGTCCTACACGATTGAATTCTGAGGTGGTCCAGTCCTTTAATGTTGTGATGTCACCATCAAATCCATAAGCCTCTGTTAAAACAAAGAATGGTGCTTTATGCGTATCCGTGTAAGACTCTGAAAATGCTTGAGCCGCTGTAACCAGTTCAGTTACTTCACTTTCAATGCCATCTTCAATATCTGAAATGAATGAACCATCAGGATTAAAAGCTGTGAAGATTCCTCTGATTGCTCCATTGGCTGTGTCTAATAAGTATTGAACTGGCACTACACCTCCAACACCAGGCTTAAACACATCTGACAAGACAGTATCACGTTCAACTGCGAACAACCACAAGTTAGTACCAGTTCCTGCTTCAGCAAAGAACTCAGATAATGTTTTGAATACAATGTGGTTATTCACATCATCTACAATTCCAAGTGCTGCCACATCTTCCATAGATGTAACTAAGTAAGGTGTGTTCAACTCGAAGGTTGAAGCAACTGGAGCTGCATTGCATACTAATGCAAGTAGTCCATCAGGTGAAGGTGCAACTGAACCAAGCGCACCATTGGTAAATTGAATATCTATTCCTGGTAATGACATTATGGTAATATTTCTTCTACTTGATCTGAATCAACATCATCGCCTGATTCGTTAGCGTTTTCTTTAGAAATACTTTGATCTTCTGAGAATAGTAATTCTAAAGCTTCAACTACTGCCTTTTTATTTGGCAAAGATTCGGCATCTTCAATGCCGTGATCCATTGCAATTTGATTCAACTCAGCACGCGACATGCTTTCATTAAAAACAACATTTGTATCAGACGATTCATTGTCTTCGTCTCGCTCTACTTTAATTGGAGCTTTCTCAAGCTTATTCGTTCTTGAGTAATTCAAGGCAGCATTTTCTGTGTAAAAAGCTGTGCCATCTGCTGCTTCGAAGTATTCCTTTAACCTCGGATTACTTTTGAAAATTTCTTTTCCCATTTTTTAAAAATTTAAAAGGTGAATTTTTGAGCCTCATCATAACCAGTACAATGAATACTAATAATGAAATGAGTGCTATTCTGCCCAACCAAATCAATCCCTCTTGTGCCCAGGACAGATCGGCAGGAACAGGGTGCGAGGTGACTATCTCGATCACTTCTTTCGTTTCTTTATGTTTTTCTTGCCATTCAAGGAAGAGCTCTTGTTCTTTAAGATGACAATCTACTTCAATGTAGTTGTCAATAATGCGAATGCGTGGAGGGGCTAATATTTCAGTGCTATCTGATTTTATTGGATTGAAAGTTATTGCACCGAAACTATCAGCGATAAGCTTACCTGTAATAGAACTTTTAGATTCAGGTATTCTGATGGTAGTGTCTCGCTTCAAGGTATGCTCAATCACTTCTATCGTTCGATTCTCACGCTCAATGATTGCGTGTTTAGAACCGCCACAAGAAGTGACCATTAACAAAATTAAAACACCAATTAAATACTTTTTCATTGCTTTTTAAATCTTGGACAATCCTGACATGGATACAACTCCTTCATCTTGGAGATGTCTCTATGCAATTGCTGATTGCTCTTGGTTAACTTTTCAATCGTTTCTTTCAGTTCGGCTTGCCGAGCTTCGTATCGCTCAATTCTATCATTGTAGTACTTGCGCATTTGGCGATTGCTTTCAATTCCTTCTCCGATGCGCTGCTGTAAGTCTTCTAACATCTTCGTGTAAGTCTGACTGTACAACTGTACATTTTGAATCTCAGATGCTTTAGCCTCAGCTTTAGCCTTTCGAACTGAAAAAAAGTGTGTTATTAGTGCGGTGATTACACCACTACTAATCATCGCCATTATGATCTGCACTAAGCTGTTTGTCTCCATGTTGCAAATTGCTTAACAGCTCTATCCGCTGCCAAGGCTGTTTTTAATCTGAAATCCCAGGAACGCATCATGCGCACATCTTCGTCATTGGTATGAAAACCAAGCTCAATTAAGATAGCCGGTGGAGTTGTGCGCTGAAGAATAGTGAATGCAGCTTCTTTGTCTGGAAAGCCATCGCTCAAATCTTTTCTGATTGAAATGTTTCCAAAGCTTGACTTCTTGAATTCATCAATCCAGAACTTGGCCAAGTGATCAGATGGTGTGATGCCTGGACTCGTCCACACTTCATGACCTCTTGATTGACCTCTACGTGGTGAAGTATCACGATCTGCATTTGAATGCAATGACATTACTACAGCATTTGGATGTAGCAGATGTAGCTCATTGATGATTCTCGCTCTTTCACTCAAAGGAACATCACGCCAATCATCTGGCTGAACTACACAAATAACATTGTGTCCGACATTGGTCAAGACATTGATCCACTCCCTTCCAATGATGCGCATTTCATGACCTTCATAGAATACACTACCATCGACAGCATGTCGGGAACGCTTTCCGCTGGTAACGTACTGACCAGTTGATGGATTGATTCCACCATGGCCAAAGTCTAATATGATTGTCAATTTTTCCATCATTTTTTTAAAATAGCCCCTGCTTTGGATGTTCTAGCCGAACTAGCTACATCTAAAAGTGATGTGTTTGTTCCTCCACAGGGGCTTTCCTCCTTCGCTTTCTATTTATAATGCTAGATTATCGCACCTGCATACTTGCCCTGGAAAGGAGTAGCAATGAAATAGTGACGATAATTCAATCTATTCGTTTGGTTGTCAGGGTCATTGGCTGCATCCTTAAAGTACTGCTTCGTGGTCCCAGTTTTCTTAGCGACATTCGTTTCAAGGAAGCAAACGGAAGCCTGCTTATCATTCACGCCAGGAACAGCACCATATGCCAATTTCTCCTTAGACGCATTGTAGTATGGCATTGCTAAGTAAGAGTAAATCTGAAATCCAGCAATTAAAGGAGCTGTGCTTCCTTCACGGTAATTAACTAACTGATCTCCGAAGTTCTTGCGGTCCTTCAACAAGTCGTTGTAATGATTAGAACTCAATACTAATCGACGACCTTCAGCTGGAACATCTGCATTGTCGAGTGCCTTCTTTAGTGCAACTAAGTCTTCATAAGCCATCACACCATTAGCGGTGTCAATAACATCTAATACAGGTGTATTGGCAGTATTAGCAGCAGGAGCAAGTGCGTGGATAGCTTTCTTGAATTTCTCCTTCAGCATTGATCTAGTGTGTGCTCGTGTGGCACTGTCAATCTTTGGATAAGAAGCACCCATTATTTGGTCATCGGACAGTGTTGTTACTTTTGTCTGATATTTGTCCAGCTGAATAGTGATGCTCGTATCGTCGAAGGCTTGAACAGCAATCGGATAGGTGGTGTTATTCAACAGAACATCCACTTCATAGTTCTCAATAGGAACATGAATAAGGTTCTGTTCGGATGCTGTTCCAGAACCGACTTCTAAGATAGAAGTGTCCAACTCTGGAATTCCGTCAAGCCATGGCGCTGACGTTAAAGATGTGATGATCGTAATGACTCTTGCGAGCCACATTTCTGGGAATGTACTTGGCATTATTTCATTTAATTAAAGGTTAAACAATTTTGTGTACTGTTCAGGATTCTCCTGCTTAAAAGCTAGTTTTTCCTCCATTGACAACTTCTCGAAGTCGTCCATGGTCTTAATTTCACTTTCCATTGACTTGCCCCCTGTAACTTGAGCAGACAATGATGCTTTAGTTGGAATGGCTTCCAAGATCTCTTTAGCAGAATCATAATCTTGCTTTGCAAGGGATAAGAACTTTTCTTTCTTGTCCGCCGTGATTCTGCCTTCAGTGATAGCATTGTCCACTAAAGATTCTGCTTTCTGATCTTCGAAAGCCGATAACTTCGCCTCTAGTCCTTGTCTAAGGCGCTTTTCACTGTCAAGGTCAGCCGATAAGGCAATGTGTTCCTTGACCATCTTTTCGATTGCCAACTGAACTGCATTGACGTCATCAGTAGATTCCAATGACAATGCAGCCATTGTGGCTACTGATAGATTGAACTTCATATTTGTTTTATTTGAATTTTGCATGATTGACTGAAAAGAAAGCTTAATATCTTCCTCTTCCATTAACTTACCTTGATCATCATAGAGATGGACCAGCAGGATTACGCACGCATATTGTTTACTACGGAGAAATTGAGCCAAAAGGAAATTGCCGAACGTGTCAATGTGACCGAAAAGACAATTTCGAGCTGGATTAAAAAAGGAGAATGGGAGAAGTTGCGTAAGTCTATGCTTGTGACTAAGCAGCATCAGATCTCTCTACTTTACGATCAATTGGCACACATGAATGAAATCATCTCAGAGCGTGATGTGAAAGTCGCAGATAGCAAGGAAGCTGATGTGATTTCTAAGATTACGAGTTCCATTCAACGATTGGAAGTAGAGACGAGTGTTGGTCAAATCGTTGAGGTTGCCCGTGAATTCATTCAATTTGTGCGTGAAAGTGACTTGAATTTGGCTAAAGATGTTACACGGCAATTTGACTCCTTTATTCAAACTAAAATGAAGTAATGGCTAAAAAAACCGATAAGCAGTATTTTGACCTCTGGCAGGAGTTCCGCGACAACATCAACAAGGCTACTCCGGTCAACTTGCAAGAAAGCAAGGCTGATCAATTAAAGCGCGTCTCAGAATTAGAGAAAGATACTGAATCTTGGTTTAGTTATTACTTTCCTAACTTCTACACTTCGGAACCAGCACCATTTCATAAGAAAGCGACTAAACGTGTTTTAAACAATGATGAATGGTTCGAGGTTCGTGCCTGGTCTCGTGAGTTGGCTAAATCTGCCAGAACGATGATGGAGGTACTGTTTTTGACTATTACAGGAAAGAAGCGCAATGTCATCATG